GGGCATATTATCAATGGAACGGTCAAAAGCATGAAGCTATACCAGACGCTGAAACCTGGGTATATCTAGTGCAATACACGGCCGGAGCCGAGGGATGGAACTGTATAACTACTGATACGATTCTATTTTACTCGCTTAACTATTCTTACCGAATAATGGAGCAATCGGAAGGACGAATTAATCGAGTGAATACCTCCTTTGAAGATCTTTATTACGTGTATTTGAAGTCCCCGGCTTCTATTGATGATGCTATCGAACGCTCCATTCGAAGCAAGAAGAAATTTAATGAAAGGAATTGGGTGGAGAACACATGTCCAAACTGGAACGAGATTTCCAAAAACAATTGATTAAAGATATTAAGACTCGAATCCCTGAAGCTATTGTTAAGAAGAACGATCCTAACTATATTCAAGGCATTCCTGACTTATCTGTTGACGTTGGGCCATATTCCTATCATTTGGAAGTGAAGAAATCGGCTAAAGCCCCATATCGACCGAATCAAGAGTATTATTTAAATCATTATAATACAAACGGCGGTTGGGCTCGAACCATTTATCCAGAGAACAAGGAGGAAGTACTCAATGAAATGGAACAGACATCCAGAGTACGAGGGTCGTCACTCATTCCTTAGTGCGAGCCAATGTCACTGGTTAAATTACACACCAGACAAGATAATTAGCAGATTCGAAAACGAACAGGCTAAGCAACGTGGAACTGAATTACACGAATTTGCTAGTGAAGCAATTCGACACAGAATCAAATTGATGCCTGGTAATACTCACCCGGCCGTTGCTAATTTTGTAAATGACGCTATTGGATATCGTATGGATAGTGAAGTACTATTATTTTATAGTCCCTATGCATTTGGTACTGCCGATGCTATTCGTTATGAACCTCCTAAGAAAGATAATCCTCGTGGATTTCTTAGAATTCATGATTTGAAGACTGGTGTTACCAAACCTAAAATGGAGCAGCTATTAGTTTATGCTGCTTATTTCTGCTTGGAATATGGTGTTAAACCCGAGAAGACGGATTTTGAACTCCGTATTTATCAAGATAATGACATCAAGACATATATTCCAGAAGCAGAAGACGTGTATGACGTATATCATACGATTAAAGAGTTCTCGGGAATTCTTGAAAGTAAACCTAAATAGAAAGGATATTGTTCATGAATCTGCAAGAAGCATATGATGATATGCTCGAACATAGAGGAACCCCGCACCAAGGTAGTATTCCACATAGTGGTCGTTATGCTTGGGGATCTGGCGAAAATTCATTTCAGCGGGCTACTTCATGGTCCGATAGAGTTGTTAAATACAGGCGATCAGGATTATCCGATACGCAAATAGCAATGAAGCTAGGTATTACAACAACTGAATTCCGTAAAAGGAATAATATTGCAAAGCATGAGATTCGATTACATAATATTAGTCGAATCCAAGAATTAGCCGATCAAGGTTTAGGATCTATCGAGATATCTCGTAGAACAGGTATCCCTGAATCAACTGTACGTATGAATTTGGATGCGAAAGTGCGAAATAATGTAAATCGCATGGAACAAATTAAGACCGATATCAAAGGTCTTATTGAGAAGAATCCATATCTTGACGTTGGTTTAGGATCCGCGCAACAACTCGGTGTAAACGAAAGTACTCTTAAACGTGCTGTACAACAGTTGGAGTCCGAAGGATATCACAAACATACAGTATATGTTAAGAATGCTACAAACGATGACCACTGGGTTGAAATGAAAGTGTTGACTAAAGAAGCAGATCCTGCTGTTGTTAGGGAACACAAGCATGAAATCACACCTCCTCATATTCATACTGATGCTGAAGGTAAATCTTCATTAGGTCTTAAGCCTATTGAGCATATTGATTGGAAGCGTGTAGGTATTCGATATGATGAGCAAGGTGGTACGGACAAAGATGGTGTAATGGAATTACGTCCAGGAGTAAAAGACCTGGATCTTGGTAAGGCTCGTTATGCCCAAGTTCGTATTGGGGTTAATGGGACTCATTATTTAAAAGGTATGGCTGTCTATGGCGATCCTAAAGACTTCCCTAAAGGTGTCGATGTTATTTTCAACACCAACAAGAAGCAAGGGACTCCTAAAGAAAAAGTACTCAAACCTTTAAAAGATGATCCAGATAATCCGTTTGGTGCTACGATTAAGAAACAATCGGGAGCTATCAATAAAGTAAATGAGGAAGGTGACTGGAACACTTGGTCTAAAACATTATCTTCCCAGTTCTTATCTAAACAGCCACCAGCTTTAGTTAAAGGTCGTATCGAAAAGACATACGATAAACTAAAGAAAGAGTTTGATGAAATTAATGCACTAACAAATCCTGTCGTTAAGAAAGTAATGATGCAAGATTTTGTTGATGGGTTAACTGTTAAACGTCAACATCTTAAAATGGTTGGTTTCGATAGAATGAAAGGACAAGTATTATTACCTTTATCTGGTATTAAAGCTAACGAAGTATATGCTCCTAACTTTAAGAATGGTGAAAAGGTTGTACTTGTTCGTTATCCTCATGGTGGTATTTTCGAGTTACCAGAATTAACTGTTAATAATAAATTGGATAAAGGCCCAGCTAAATTTATGAAAGGCGCAAAGGATGCAATCGGTATTGATTCATCTGTAGCATCTAAATTATCTGGTGCCGATTTCGATGGCGACTCCGTTATGGTTATTCCTAACAACAATAATGGAATTAAAACAAGTCGATCTTTAAAAGAATTAAAGAACTTCGATTCCAAAAGTTATTATACTCCTAAGCCACCAAAGATTGATACTCAAAAACAAATGGGTGTTGTATCGAATCTTATTACAGACATGACTCTTAAAGGTGCATCACAATCCGAAATCGCTAGAGCGGTTAAACATTCAATGGTTGTTATTGATGCCGAGAAACATAGTCTGGATTATAAACGATCTGAACGAGAGAATAATATTGATCAGCTTAAAAAGAAATATCAAGAACATTATGATGTGGTAACTGGAAAGATATCTAGTGGAGCATCAACTCTTATTTCTAGATCGAAGACCGATTACCGTGAGACCGAGCACTGGTACAAGGAAAGAACTGCTGAAGAACTAGCTGCTAATCCTAGATTGGCTCCGAAGATCAAGAAAACAAAAACTATTTCCTTTACACCAAATGTTGATATGGTAGATGATGCTAAGAAACTAGGTTCTGGTACTGCTATTGAAAACATGTACGGTAATTACATCAACGCTCTTGGTAAGATGCGTACGAAAGGTGAGTCTATAATTAGTAAGACTCCTAACATGACCATGTCTAAGGAAGCTAAAGTCAAGTACAAGGATCAAGTTGAGTCTCTACAGAAGAAGCTTAATGACGCTTTGTACAACTCTCCTAGAGAACGTCAAGCTCAGCTCATGGCTAACAAGACTATTGCTGAGAAACGTACTCCTGACATGAGTAAAGACCAGATTAAGAAGCTTAAACAACAAGCTATTGCAGCAGCTCGTGTTAAGACTGGTGCTGATGGTAAGTCTACACGCATCTCTATTGACGATGATGAGTGGAAAGCTATTCAATCTGGAGCTGTCTCTAGCAAGATGCTAACAGATGTACTACGATTCGCTGACAGTGATCGTGTCAAACAGCTGGCTACTCCTCGTACAGAGAAGTCTATCAGCTTAGCTACTGCTAGTCGTGCTAAGACGATGCTTAAGAACGGTCATACCTATGCTGAAGTGGCCGATGCTTTGGGTATCAGTGTCTCTACTGTACAGGATCTATCATAGAAAGGAGGCCATACATGACATACAACATGGAACTACTAGAGCATGCCGACTATACTGAGCTCATGCCTGATGCTATGGCTGATGATCAAGTGACTGATGCTGAGTACGATCGTGAGACAACTGTTGATGCTATGCTAACCACATACGACAACCCATACAATCCATACACAGACTATGATGCTTGGTGGGAATGGGACAAGGACAATGGTTACAACACACCAGAACTCTTAGCTATGGTTCTTGGTGACACATCAGATGTACTTGATGCTGTCGAAGAAGCACAGCGCACTGCCGTTGCCATGAACTGGATCATCGATGAAGGTCCAATTGAAGGCGTTTGGACAACAATTAAAAAGAATGTTGCAACTCCCATTCGTCTTCCGACATCGCAGTCCGGAATCGTGACATTTGAAGGTGAATAAAACGCACCATTTCAAGTGACACCCCCAAGGGGAGGGTCGCACAAACTGCCCACCCCTCTGCATCGCCGCACCACCCTAAAATTTCCCCGGAGTGGTTTTTAAACCTAAAACTGGGTTTGAAGTATAGGGTAACTATTATGGAAAGAGAGAGAAGTATGTCATCAGAAGTACAAGCCCACTTCACAGGGCTACTAAAGTGGCTACTATCTCCTGAAGTTCTGTCACAGATCGGACTATACATCGGTATTGGAGCATCTATTGTTGGTTTTGCATCCAGAGTTTTCAAGAAATTGTGGGCTAAACTGGAAGCAAAGCAGAATGAGGAGATTGAAGGGATCAAAAACTCTATTACTGCATTAGCTATAAGCTTTGAAGAGATGCGAAAGACCCAAGAACGGGACTTTCTGCGATTACAGATAGTTACAGGAATCCATTCTGGCCGTCTGTCCAATAACGAGATCTTAACTTTGTATGACGAGTACTCCAGAAAAGGAGGAAACTCGTATGTCAGTCGTATAGTTAACGATTATGTTGACGAGAATAATATCAAGGAAGAAGGAAAACGCAATGCTAGGAAACATAATTAATTTGTTGGTCGCACTCAGTGCACTTTTACCAATCGTAATCGAGTTGGTTAAATACATTGGGGCATTGACTAACAATAAAAAAGTTTTAACCCTTGCGGAACGTGCGATGATTATCGTTTCTTCACTTGATTCCTTGGGTATCGCAAATGAAGCTAAGAAACAAGAAGCTCTCGGAAAGTTAACAAACTTTGCAAATGAGGTTGGTATCAATTTATCATTGTCTCAAGCAGAGGACTATGTCGAGAACGCTGTTCAAACTTTGCGCAGACTTCAGGGTGAAGTGAAGCCTAATTCGGAGGTGTCTAACAATGCCCCGAAGAAGAAATGAAACGGACGACATCCGTCAAGCTTTAACGCCAGAAGGAAGAATGCTAAAACTAACAAAAAAGGCATTCGATCTGGCAGAAAGACAGTTAGACGATGGTACTATCGCTCCAAGTACGTTAAACGCGTTACTTAAGTATGGTACTGTCGAAAATGAACTCCAGTTGGAGAGTTTGAGAACCAAGAACAAATTAGATAGTTCTAGGGTCTCATTGATCGATAGCGAAGTTAAAGGAAAGGGTGATAGTCAGGAAGTTATCAATGCTATCCGTGGCTATATGCCGTCAGAGGAATTGTGATGAGCGACAGAAGAAGTATGTTTGAAGATTTTTCATACAAGAAACTATTAGCCATAGACAGCTTTGGAGATCGACTCAATTACCTATCGTTATACAAACGTGGGTATAGATCACCAAGACACATGTCGAATCCATTCTACAAGTCTCGGATTTGGCGTGATCTACGAGAAGAAATCATAGCGCGAGATCTTGGATACGATCTTGGAGTACCTGGTATACAAATACCCAACAAACAAGACATTATTGTCCACCATATGATTCCTCTAGAAGAGGATGACATACTGGAATGGCGGGAAGATATCATACTCAACCCTGATCTTCTAATTACAACTTCTAGAAATACTCACAACATTATCCACTACGGTGATAGATCCCAATCCATATTAATTGATCGCCAACCAGGAGATACAAAATTATGGTGAGGTAATTATATGTCTAAAATTTTAGACGATGTTAAAACAACATTGGATTTTGCCTCCGAAGAAGATACAGGATTCGACTCTAGATTACTTCTAGAGATTGATGGTGCATTAGGAACATTATCACAACTAACCAATGTGCATCCAGAAGTAGATGTGACAAAAGAAACCGAATGGGGTGAATTGTTGCATTCTTCCGATAAGCATTTACTAAGATTAGTAAAGCAATATGTCTATATTTCGGTTAGAATTATTTTCGACCCACCAACAGGTTCTGTATTGACAACCCTAACGAGCAGTTTGAACAACCTTGCTCATAGGATTATTATTCAGAAGGAGGTATACAATGCAAAACCAGAATGATTTGGTTTCAGTAGATTCTTCTTACGATTTTATCGAACACTTTGGAATCAAAGGCATGAAGTGGGGTTTTAGAAAGAGTAGAAGCTCTAAAACTAGAGCCAAACGTCGAGCTAAAAACTCGGCAAAAACATCTGCCAAATGGAAAAAGAAATATCAGAACCGGGCTTCAATGACCGATAAAGATATTCGCAGAGCAACCGAACGATTGCGGTTAGAAAATGACTTTGCAGAACAAATCAAACGTAGTTCACAAGTTACTATGAAGCCTGCTAATAAAGACAGCTTCTTCCGTGATATCGCTCGTACTGCAGTTGGTTCCGCCGTACAAGGTACTGTTAAGAAAACCGTTGATTATGGTTTCAATGGTGTAACAGGCGGTAAAAAGAAGAATTAAACAAAGGGAGTTAATTTTTGGTACTTTCTAACAAAGCATATCCGGAAGAGTATATGAAGTTTAAGGAGCAAGTTCTTAGAGGTGAAATTCCGGTCAATCGGATGGTATCACTGGAAATGAACCGTATCGATTTCTTAATCGAGTCGCCGGATTATTACTATGATAGTAAAGCGATTGAGGGCTTTGTAAGATTTTGCGAAAATGAGATGACCCTCACCGACGGTAGTGACGTAACTCTTCTGCCGTCGTTTAAACTCTGGGCCGAATGTGCCCTCGCATGGTTTTATGTCTCAGAGGATAAGGTTTACAACCCTAAACTCGGTAAATGGGAGATAAAATCAAAATTTAAGCGACTTGTCAATAAACAATTCTTAATTGTCGGACGGGGAGCTGCGAAATCAATGTATTCTACGTACATGCAAGCTTACATGTTACTTATAGATACAGCCACAACACACCAAATTGTCTGTGCTCCCACTATGAAACAGGCTGAGGAAATTATGGGACCGTTTAGAACGGCTTTGAGTCGAGCAAAAGGTCCTATGATTCGGTACATGATTCAAGGATCTAAGATGACCGGGAATCTCACCCAGAAACAGTTGCTAGCATCAACCAAGAAAGGTGTGGAGAATTTCGCAACAAACAGTTTGTTAGAGATTCGCCCAATGTCGGTCGATAAACTTCAAGGATTGCGTTGTAAGTATGCAGCGGTGGATGAATGGTTATCCGGTGAAGTTCGAGATAATGTTATCGGTGCGATCGAACAGGGTGCGTCTAAGAATGACAACTACCTTATTATAGCCACGTCGTCAGAGGGTACAGCCCGGGACGGTGTTGGTGATACAATCAAAATGGAGCTAACTGACATACTAGAAGGTAGATACTTTAACCCGCACGTTTCTATATGGTACTACAGACTTGACGATGTTCGAGAAGTAGCTCACCCAGAAACATGGCTTAAAGCAAATCCAAATCTTGGAGCTACTGTTAGTTACGAAACATATCGACGAGAAGTGGAACGAGCGGAGACTCAACCATCTACTAGAGCCGATACGCTAGCTAAGCGTTTTGGTATTCCTGTTGAAGGTTACACATATTTCTTTGTGTACGAGGAGACTATTCCTCATAGACCTCAAAACTTCGATGGCCTCGAATGTGCTATGGGAGGAGACCTTTCACAAGGGGACGACTTCTGTGCGTTTACATTCTTATTCCCATTAGGTCGAGGCAGATTTGGAGTTAAGACCAGATCATATGTATGTGAGTCTAAGCTTAAGAAATTGACATCTGCAATGCGTAACAAATACGATACTTTCATTGATGAAGGTACTCTTATCGTTATGCCCGACGTTGTATTAGATATGAATAAGGTATACGACGACCTAACAAACTTTATATATCAACACAACTACGTCGTTTACTCATTTGGTTTCGACCCATATAATGCTCGAGAGTTTGTTGAGCGTTGGTCTAGAGATAATGGTGAGTATGGCGTAGAGAAGATTATCCAAGGAGCTCGTACAGAATCTGTACCTATGGGTGAGTTGAAGAACTTGGCTATGGAACGTCAATTAATATTCGACGAAGAGCTTATGAAGTTCGCAATGGGTAATGCTGTTGCTATTCAGGATAATAATGGTAACTACAAGTTATCTAAACGAAGATCTGATGAAAAGATCGATAATGTAGCCGCACTGATCGACGCATGGGTAGCGTTTAAACGCAACATGGATCTATACGCGGCTTAGAGAGGCCAATATGAGTATTTTTACCGATGGATTGACTCATGCTTGGGCTATGTTTTCACGAACACAATCCTCCTCAAATCTTGTTGAGACTGACGAACCTTTTCAATTGTCTTTGGAACCCCGTGCATTGAGTCCTAACACTTCTATTCCGGGTCGTTCCTTTAGTCGTTCGTCGATCGCATCAATGATCTTTAACCGTATCGCTATGGATGCCGCAATGGTTAAATTCCAACACGTCAAGTTAGCACCAGATGGTGAGAACCAAGAGGTTCAAAAGACCTCGGCATTACAGCGACTGTTCGATGTCGAGATGAATCTCGACCAATCTTCAACCGACTTCTTCCATGATTTAGTGTATTCACTATTTGACGATGGAGTAGTTGCAGCAGTCCCATTGGAAGCAACCGTAGACCCATCTAAATCTGACTCGTACGATATTAAGTCGATGCGTGTTGGTAAGATTTTGGAATGGTATCCAACGAAGGTACGTGTTAAAATTTATAACGAGGAAAAAGGGAATTTCTCAGAGATTATTGTACCTAAGAAAATGTGTGCTATAATCGAGAACCCTCTAGCTAACATTGTCGGATCTGAAAATCCAACAATGGCTCGTTTACTTCAGAAACTAGCTGTTTTAGATGCTCATGACAGAGAAGCTATCGCTAATAAGTGGAACATGATTCTACAATTACCGGTGCCTGTTCGTAATGACATCAAGCGTAGAGAAGCCGACGCTCGTATTCAAGATATTGAAGAACAGCTATCGAAATCTTCGACTGGTATTGCATATGTTGCCGCCGATGAAAAGATTACTCAGTTAAATAGACCGATCAACACCAACTTGATGGAAGAGATCAAATACTTAACTGAGGAATTACTTTCCCAAATCGGTTTAACAAAAGCCGTATTCGACGGAACTGCTAATGCAGAACAAATGCAAAACTATTATACTCGTACGATCGATCCGATTGTTACCCGTATTCAAGAAGAATTTCAAAGAAAATTTATCACCAAGACTGGTTATACACAAGGTCATCGTATTGTGACTTACAACGATCCATTTAAGCTTGTTCCTACGAGTCAACTTGCCACAATTGGAGATTCATTACTTCGTAACCGTATTCTAACATCCAATGAGTTCCGTGCGGTTATCGGGTATGGTCCGATTTCTGATCCTATGGCAGATCAATTGTATAATCCAAATATTGCTGATAATAATCAAGACGTTTCTGTACCTGGGTCGGTCGCGTCCCCTGAAGAAGGTCAAGGTATGGATCCCTCACAAATGGATCCTGACGGCTATCAACAATACCTTGATTACATTCAAAATGGCGGCAAATAATTGATGGAGGTTAATCGTATAATGGGAAAACATCCTAAGTATGATTTCGCGGGTTATGTAACCCGAAATGACATGCGTTGTACAGACGGTGTCACCATCCGTCATGGAGCCTTCAAAGAAAATGATGGAAAGCGAGTGCCTCTGGTTTGGTCACACGACCCGAGCACTCCTGAAAACGTCATTGGACATGTTGAGCTACAACATGCGGATGAAGGTGTTTACGGACGCGGGTATTTTAACAATACCCAAAATGCCAAGAACGCCAAGGAACTTGTACAACATGGTGATATCATGCATATGTCTATTGGGGCTAACCGTATCAAGCGGACTCCAGCAAATGACGTAATTCATGGTAACATCTATGAAGTATCGCTAGTGCTTGCGGGAGCAAATCCCGGGGCTGTTATTACTGAAGTGTTACAACACTCAGCTAATCCAGAAGAAGGAGAAGTTATTTTAATGGAAAGTAACGAACTTATTCACTCAGCAAGCGACGTCCTTGTGGGTAATGATCGAGTTAGTTTGTTTGATCGTATCCGACACGCAGACGAAGGCACTGAGAGCGAAGTTCTTGACGAAGTTTTAGGAACTTTGAACGAAGATCAACAAGAAGCAGTTGCTATCTTGACTGAAGCTGCTGCTAATGCAGCCCTCGAAGCTCACGAAGAAGCTGTGGCAAAAGACTTTGATGAAGCCGTAGATTCTCGTGTAAACGAAATTCTTGAAGAGTTGGCTGAAGAAGCTGACGATGAAGATGACGATGATGAAATCGAACAATCTGACAATGGAGGAACATTGATGCACTACAACGCATTTGAACAAAACACAAACAACAACGAAGAGATCCGTCACTCGTTGACAGAAGCAATGCAAACTGCCCAAAACCGTGGTCTCAAACTAAGTAACATTCTTGCCGAAGTTGAAGATGGAGATGTTCTTAAACACTCTATGAACAACATCGATAAGTTGTTCCCAGATCACCA